TTCTAAAAAGAGCTTGCTCTAGGGACTTAATCTCCCTCCTGCTAGACAAAGGTGTTATAGCGGATGACCTTCAACATACGTCTCTATTCATCCCCTTTGCTAGGACTTGGGGGCGCCCTAGGGGGCTCTCTTTGCATTCGAGGAATGCCACGGAGAAGTGCATATTTTTCTCGATTGGGAAAAGTGGAACGCGCAGTCCTAACCTTTCGGGTTAATACGTCTTCTTTATCCGTGCCTACATCGCTAGAAGCAGTGTTCGCGACAAGAGCGGTAGGTGGAACGGTTTGAACAGGCGCAGGCAATATAATTGGTGCAACTAGATAACCGTAAGTAAAATCTTCCCCTCCACACCACATAGTGGTTTCCAGAGTACCGGCAACCGAGTCTACATAAGGAGGTAGCTCAGATTGCAATGTGGGGGTAGATGCAGGATAAACAGGAAGATATGGTTGGAGATTATAGTATGGAATCTCAAATTGTAACCAAGATCTAACTGAATTCGTAACCGGATATGACTCGCCTATAGATGGATTTACTGTAAAAGTTCCGGCGTCATTTGCATAAACGGCAATAGGTATTCCTGCTGAATAGCTATTCTTTACTCTTCTTGATCCGTGCCAGTATTTAAAGAAATTTGAGCAATAAGATATATGGCCAAGCCATCTTCTATTGGCATTCGGAGCATAAGTGCGTAAGGTATCGGAAGTTTCAGGACGCTTCCAGATATCTTGAAAATGTGTTATTTGTTCAGGAGAACACATTTTTGTTTCAACGTTGTTATGGCAACCCTTAATAATTGGTTGAAAATTTCCTTTAAACAACTGCCCAACGTTGGATTGAGCTTTAGTAACTCCAGCTTGAGATGTAAGGTACGGTGCTCTAAGCTTCATCCATTGAAATGACTCGCCAGCGGCTCGCCATATAACAACATGAATAGGTGAATCAACAGCCATAGAGGGACCAATGGGTTTGATCAAAGGTGAAATACGAAGGATAGGCAACTCTATATTATCACGAATTGATCGCCACATGGTGTACCAAAGAAAAGGGACTTCAAGGGAAACTGTGGTGTCCCCTTTAACATCAACAATTTGGGTAACAGCATCACCAGTATTTTCAGGATCTGGTATAGTAGTAGAGTAAAGAAGCTCTATTTTAAAACGGCCAGTGATAAAAGGTGAAGTAAAAAATTGAAACATATATTTGATGGGACCTCTCCAGTATTCAAAAATATTCGTAACAGCGGCAAGGTAATCCATCTGGGCAGCTCCGTTATTTGCTAAAGTTAGCGGAGTAACGGGCATAGCATACGACTCATCAACATCAGTAAATGTTTGAACAGCATGAATCATAGGAGTGCATGCAACATCCCACAACGAAAGTGAAGGAGTTTTATTGCCCATTTCCACAGAACAGTTGTGCGTGGTAGCATCTGTATAAAGACTTAAACGATCGGACATATCAATGCCTTGACCACGTGCAACACCCCAAATGGGGTTTAAACCAGCTATCATAGGATGAGAAACGCTGGTGGGTTTGTCAAGAGTAAATAGTTTTGCAATTCCCTTTCCAATGGAAAGGACTCCTTTGACAATATCCCCAATTGGTCCAAAGTATGAACCAACTTTTTCTGCGGTTTCGGCGGCGGTCGCAGTAGAATTATCAGCAGCTTTGCCATCAGCTTCGACCAGCTCACCAGAAGAGTTAACAAACTTTCCTTTCCCACTCTGAGCAATAGGAGAAGGGGCAGCTATAGGTAAGTAGCCAGCAACATCAACGTTTGAAAACGCGGCATAAATCTGAATCGAAACAGTGTCCGAAACAGTATTAGAGATAGTTGATAATGGAGCTATCTCTCTAAGTGAAACCAAAGCAATTTCACTTGTCCCTGTTGATATCGGATAAAACAGCAGGGGATTAATCCAAGGCAAATGAACATGACATCCTTGTGCAATAGAGGCAGAACAAACAACAGGGTTGTTTCCAGAACATTGCAAGTAATCAGCACAATGGGTAGTAGGTTCATGATTGGGAATATAAGAAACCAAGAAGGCTCCGTAATGGTAAGGGGTGGCATTCATCCTAACTTCAAGTTCGACATTAGCCCTCATCCATGCGAAAGCCTGCAAGTACTCCGCGATGGTTGGCACGGCCAAAAGTAGGCCCGGAAAGTCCAAATCCGCCGATAATCCCGCTCCAACTTGCCATGGAATTTCTTGAACTAAAAAACGCCTTCCAACTATTTGCGAGGGAACTTGAGAAGGGAAGGGGTTTGATGGAGCATAAGAATCTTTCTGTATTTGAGTAGAATCTCCCTTATCCTCAACATCTTTAAGTATTGTAATTTGTTTTTGGGTGTCATTCGTTGACACTATTGTTTGAGCTAAGTTATTTTGTTGTGCAATCCAAATCATCCCGAATAAGGCCGGATTAAGCCCGATTCGCTTGTAGGGTCTTCACAGACAGGAGAACGCTGATACGTTTACTGAAGGACGCGCACGCAGAATGCATTTTCTCCCCGGCCAACCTTTTTAAGTGAGGCGCAGCCCCCTCAAGGTAGTTTTAAGTCCTGCCCAGGACCGGATTGTTTACAAAGCATAGTGAGAGAGGAACTTATTGTACAATTCCTCCCAGGTTTTAGTATAGACTGGACGGTCAATACTCCTAAGACCCTGATTATAAAGTTCTTTCATTGCATCAAACTTAGCTTTTCCGTGGTGAAACCATTCACTCATAGCAACATGTACCATTTCTTCCTGAACAACATGTCTATGTTTAGTTTTATCTTCACTCCACATAACCATATTATGAATAGACTCTTCTTCAAGAGGAGAGAAAACAACTGAACCAGACTTCACAAAGCGGCGCTTACAATACTGCATAGTTTCCAAAGTGTGGTAGGGTTCTACCACTGCTGACTTATCTGCAGAAGTATAAGTATAAGAAAATATTAGCTTCATTAACTTCTGGAGAGTAATCATGTTGTAGTCTGGACACAAGGGAGCTACAGCGCAGCCTGAATCGTCCCCTTCAAACTTACTAACAACATGCTCATCAAATTCCAACAAATCATAAATAAGTTTAAAACAAACAGAGTGCATGTGGAAATTAATGATGTCATTGCAAAAAATCGTAAGCAGGTCGCCAGATGGGCCTGACCCAAGAACATAATAAACTAAATTACGGCAGACGTGCAACGACTTAAAACGAGAAATAAGATAATGCAAAACAAGTTTCTGATGGTGCTCATCATAACAAAATTCCTTAATAGCTTCAAAACACTCATAAGCAAACTGTGGAACTTGAAAAATGTCATAGTTTTCAAAATCCCCATCGCACATATCCTTATACTTAGAAAGAGTCTTATAAAGATTTTTCCAGGCTTCGGTTGAATGATCAATCCCAATAGTAATTGGAGTCATCCCTTGACCTTCTTGCATAGCAACCAGTAGAGGCGCAAAAAGCATCCTAGCAATTATATACTGATGCAAACTAGTTCTAGCAAAAACTCGAGTTTTTCCTAAATCTGCCTTTTCAATAGGCCTAAGCTCGTCCTTCAAACAATCAAGATAAACAAGAGTTATAGCCCCTAGCTCTAAATTAGCTAAATCTTCGTCTATAAGAGCTTCAAGATCAGGATGAAGGGTTTGATTTTCCCAGTCAATCCAATCGTCCTTTGTTAAATTTAACCAGATTCCAGGATAACCCATACTCGTTTTACGCGGTATAGGAGAAACTTTAAGCTCTGGGCATCCAAAAACAGCTTCCTTTTTAGTAAGCATCCTAAAACGTCTACCTAAAACGCCTTTAGGCCAAAGTGATCTATATTCAGTACGAGGAAGCTCTAATCTTCCCATATTCCGCTTAGAAGCATATTTCTTAAACAAGTTATCCAGCGGTGAAACCTTAACTCCATCCGCATTAGTAAACGGGCGCAAAGGGGCTGGTTTCTTAGAGGGAGGATGTATTTGCCTTTCTCCAAAAGGCAATTTAAACAGATTCGTCTTTCCAGGAATAAAATCAACTCGATCCTTTAAAACCCCCTGCACATGAATTCCTTTCATCTGAGGAACTACTTCTTCATCTAATTCAAGCAGAGGAGCCAAATTAGGCATAGACTGAATCCTTTGAAGAGGAGGTGACTGACAAACATTTTGAGGAGACTCAAAGTCTAAAATTTCTTTCTTAGTAACCCGGGAAAAACAACCCTGATTAGGATTACTGGCAACATGAATGCCAATCCACTTCTTTTGAACAGAATCTTGACGAAGGAAATAGGGAAAACCACAATCACCAACATATCCTTCTATTCCTCTTGCCAAGTAATAGTCCTCGAGGGGAATCTTTCGAATTAAATCTTCATAACTAGCTAATGACTTGACCGGTTGACCTTCATATATATGAGTTCCCACATGACAAACAACATGCTCTCCTTCAAGAGTGGCACGAACTGGTTCAGGAGCAGAGTCAATCTCGCTATCGTTTACATGATTAGTAAGATCCGCATACGGACCAACACTCTTGGGAAATTCAATAAGAATAAGATCTCGTCCTTCAAAAATTTTTGTTCTAATATCTTTCTCAAAGACGAAAACAGAACCTTCACTTCCATCAGGAACAAACAACGACAAACCCATTATCTGTTTTCCATACAAAAATGGATGGGAAGCAGTAATAGCAACACGACCTTTAACAAATTGAACGCGAGTGGTTGCGACATAACCATCTTGGTACACAACTCCCATAGGAACATTTTGATTCAAAAATTTACGAATAATGGGAGAAAGTGAGTTTGACCCGGATTGAGACTCCATTTGGGAAACAGTGTTTGTATTGAGAGTCTTTCCAATCCAACGGGTCCCTGTAGAAACACCTTCATAAAAGCGTTTCTTAGCATTGCGAATTTTCTGCGCCATTCCAGGATTGGACTGAGCATACGTATCACGCCCAGAAGCACCAAAGTAACTTCCTACAACATTAAACCATTGCTTAATAATATATGCAATTCCTGTTACAAGCCCCACCAAAGTAAGCAAGCGCATGGCTGAAATCCACGGATGAGACCGAGCAAAGCTTGCTATATCTGATATAGCTTGTTTAGCAGTTTCTATAATTCCAACCTGCTTAGCTTTTTCAACAACAACATATGGAATATCGTTTACCCAGGCAAATGCCCAGGTCGCATCGTTAAAAATATCAAACTTATCACGCATTTGAGCTACAAGATACGATTTTGAATCAACAGCTTCTGTTATACATGATTTATACTTGCCAGAGGGTAACTGAACATAATAGTGAATAAGATTAACCCAATTAGGATAAGCGTTAAACAACTTGGGCTTTTGGAGAGAAGTTGCAATAGCATTGCGAGCTTGCTTTATTACATCAAGAATCTCCTTGTGGTCACAGTGTATACACTGTGTTACCGGATCAAAAAAATGCATCATAGCAAATTCTAATATCAAGGCTTGAGATGCATAAACTATCCAATCACAATATTCTAATGCAGAACTACGAACCCCACCTTCAATCATTTCCGTTAAAAAGGTAGGTGACATTAGTCTTTGAAGGTAAGTATATTTCAATAAATCATTTATTTCTGGAGGCTTATTAAAAAATTTTTGCCCTTCTTGGTATAGTTGGGGAGACCACCTGCGAATTATCTTAGGAATATCAGAGGCATCAAACTCGAAAAACTTCTGAATTTCTATCGGAGCACGATACTTTAACATAATTGCACGATGTTCATCATCATTTCCGTTAATCTTAATGTAGGGCATAAAGATATTTGACAACTGATCTTTGGTTTTCGTGGGATGCTTAAACAAAGCTTCCCCAAAATTAATACCTCCACATTTCTTCGATAAATCATTTCTGACATCAACTTCGTTAACATAGCATGAACTTTGCCTCAAATTCCTTGACACAAATGCTAGGTCTTTACTTCGGGCGATACCTAAAGAACGCTCAATCTCAATGGCTTTATTGAAACCGTCGAGAAAAACCTGAGTTTTCTTTTTCTTAAAATTAGAAATTTCTTCTTCAGTGTACTCCTTAGGTTTCTTAGGTTCCGCTCCATCCATCTGAGCAACAAAAACTTGATCCCAATCACACGAATTAATTGAGGTAGTTTTAAAAGCGACGTCTTCGTTTGAACAGTACACATCAGCCGCACGTGTAACCAGATCTTGAAAAGATATAGGAGTTTTCTTCAAAGTAGAAGGATCAATAAGCTCAAGTATCCAATTTCGATAACAATTAACATTAGTTACTGGATACTTAACCTGACCCATAGAAACAGAAACTATAAAGTCTCGTCTACGTTTAACTGCATCAATATCTGTAATTCCTAAATTTGCTAAACGGTTGGCATGAAATACATTCTCGGAGCAAGCATTTGTTGTTGATATAACAACTTTTGACTCAAAAAGAACGGCTCCTTTATTGTCTAAATGGGCCATATTAAGAGGGTAAATATTAGAATTTATAGAATATATAAACTCAAGAGAGGTAATAGTACGCATTTGCGGATCAAGGGCCTGAAATATATCGTCAAAAGTAGTAGCCCATTGACCACAATACCCATCCCAATATTCTCCTCCAGCTTTCCTTTCAAAGCGCATCCCAGAAGTATAATACCCTTCAACACGCTTGCGCTTAACAAGTTGGTGACGTAAAGCAGAAAGGAGAAGTTGAATCATATGTGATTTTCCGGTACCAGGAGCACCTTCCAACCAAATCGAGACAGGAACCATCCGATTTGAATGAAGAGAACGAGCCTCCATAGCTTTTTTATACAATTCCATAAATCTGAGCACTGTAGTTGATAAAAGAGTACGAAGCTGAGCATTAAAAAGAGGATCTCGCATGGCAAAATCACGAAGAGTTGAAAGCTGGGCATACAACGCAATAATTTTCTTTGGATTGTCAGCATCGCTTGAAATAAAAGCTTCAAAAACCGAAGTAGACATACACATATATGACTCAGCTTTTCCAAGAATTTCCTTATAGTGAAGAAAAACTTCTTCAGTTTTTGTAGGAATCTGTTTCCACCAACACAATAACCTTTCAATCATAACAGGAAAACCAGTATAAACTGAATTCAGAAATTCTGAAGCATGAGTACCAGCACGAAATAAATTCAAACCATAAGTCAACTCTTTAACATATGCTGGCTTTGATCCAAAGCTAAGAACATATCCTAAAACGGATATAATTCCTAGCACCGATCCAGCTTGAGCCTCAGTTTCTTCAGGAGGACGAAAAATTAATTCATTAGGATCAGTGCCATTAATCCAATCATCAAAAGTAGTTGGAGGAGTAATAACCTTAGCTCCGGGAGGAACTTTTTCTTTAGGGAGCCAAGTAGGAGCACTTTTATGTAGACGTTTCTTAGCACTAAAAAGAACTTTTTCTTCTTCTTCTGGGGCTTCTATATCAGCTTCAACTTGCTCAATAACTTCCTCATCGCCGTACAAAACCTCTTGATTCTCTGCAAGAATATCCTGCTGAATTTTCACTTTCGTAATTTCTTCCGGGGGCGGACTTTCAAGTAACAAAACATCAGGATCTTTTAGTTCTTCCTCTTTAACATCTTTCAAATTATTTAAAATAGCAGCATGATGTTGAAAGGGCGCACTAATTACTGAAAGTCCGGTAAGATATCGAGTTGTAAGTTTATATCCAGCCCGAAACTGAGGAACCATATAAGGCCACACTTGTCTAAAAAGAGAACGATCTAAGCGAACGAGATAACGAGCCCATTTACCATTAGTGATACTTTTACCAAATGTTAGTTCAACTTTCATAAGAGGCTCAAGCAAACTAGCAGGCATCTCAGAAAAATCAAAAACGACATCTCGTCTAGACATCCATACATCTCTATTTGCAATAGAAACGTACGACTTAATGACTGGAGATACAGCCTTTACTGCAGTAGGAAACAAACGTTTATTAAAATATGCAGCTATTTTTTGAGCCGTATCATATACCAATTCTGTAGTTCCAATTACCAAAATAAGAGCTAAAAAAGCCCAGATTAAGGCCGCGGAAAACTGCGGACGAGTAGGAACGTAATAGTGTGCCAAATAAAGAATAAACAATATAACAAACACACTAACCATACTTTCAGGGAGGTTAAACTCTAAAAATATTTTCTTTAGGGACGCGAAGAGATTAAAAGCTTCGTCTCGCACTCGAACTGCAACGGATTTTACTCCAGCAAGCGCAAGTTTAAGTGCTTCTTTGGCGGCAATCTTTCCAGTTTTTCCAGCAAATTTTTCAATAAGTTTACTAGGAAGACTGCGATAATAAGCGTGATTTTTTATCACGTCCCATGTGGCGGCTCCAAGAGCAGCGCCAACAAAAGCAAGAGCTACGGGGGGGAGCGCAGGAGCCATAGAAAAAGCTCCAAAAGCTACTCCAGAAGCAAGCGCAAAAGCAGATGCCTTCTTAGACATACTTGTAAATCGATCCATAGTTTCCTCAGAAGGAACTAGGTTTCGGCAAGCTTGCTTCATACGAATATAGCTCTTAGCCATGGAATCTCCGATTGATGCGCCAACGCGCGACATTCGGCCTCCCTGAGCTTGAGTTTGGGATGGACTAGCATAACCAATCCCTGGCATTCGATTAAGGAACTCATAAGAAGTTCCTAAGAACACCTTTCTAATCCCACAATAAAATTTTGTGAGACCCGGACTATGCCACTTCTGTGGACGCTTTTTAGATAAAAGTCTTATTATATGTCCAACAGGGGGAATATATCCAGTTCCTAGATAAAACATCCAGGCTTCAGCGATTAGCATATTCGGATTAACACAACGGTTGTAACCGTTGCCGTAAAACTGAGACTGAATATGCGCTACAAACCACTGGAATCCTCTGCGAGTAGGAAATTGGATTTCAGGTACATCACACCTAAAATAACCTATAAGGTCTGGATTCTTTTTACAAAAACTAAAGAACCGAGCCAATAACTTTTCGGCAGGTCGATCGATGATAAGTTGGCATGCTTGTTCAGGAGAATGGACATCCTTCCTGACATGAGAATTTTCTTCTAATCCAACTGGGTTGTAGATATCCTCCGGGGGGGGAGGATAGTCTTGAATAGCATTTTGAAAAGCAGATTCAAAATCAAAATTTGATTCTTTTTCTAACTTTTCCTTCCGTTCAGAGGCACGGGGTACACCTTTATTAATTACATCTCGTTCAGAGGCACGAGGGACACCTTTATAATGTTTTGTTCGAACAGTAGTAATATCCATTTGTTGTAATTTCATGAAGTTGCTGGGGAATTGCTTACTCACCCCTGGCCTTGCTTCATCGAATGTCAATTGACTACGCGATACGTTCGTCGATAAGCTTGCTTCGCAGCGACGTATCCGACTCTATGATCTTTCTTACCGGGCCAGAGTTTGCTCCCGGTGCACCTACATTGACAAGCACATCAATGTAAGAATCACTAATCATTCACTTAAGAAAAACGTGATTAGATCCCTATCCTCATACTTTTCAGAAAAGAAAATTATATAAGAGACTGTAGTAGTTTTAAAGCATAAGACAGACTTATATAGATTTAGTTTCCCAATAATACTACTTATAGGCAGTAAATTCACATCTAACTGTGTGAAGCTACAATTTGTTCACGGCGGTACAGTGCGGTGACACCTTGTAGGAGAGTATTGAACGCTCTCACGAAAAATACCAATTATTTACAGTCGGCAATTAAGCCGTATTTTTGGTTTTTAATTATTGAATTGTTTTTGAAATTTTTAAAAGTTTTTAGAAAACGACACAAATAAATCAAATCTAAAATAAAATACCATCAAACTAACAACTTGAAACAGCGGGTCCTATTATATAGTCTAAGACATCAAATAGGCAACATGAATCAGCGGGTTTAGTTTTATAGATAAATTATAATAAATATGATATAAAAGTTTCATAATCGTTATAGATAAAACAAAAATAAAAAGGTTGAAAACAACCAACGAAGAACCACAATGACGGGAAAGAAGCATTGCT